GGAATGTCTGTTGCGCATCTTTCCACATTCACAATCAGCATACTTGTAATCTTTCCTACATGTTCTACATGTGTTTCTGTCGAAATTGGCATTAGAGAAACATTAAACACAAACAAAGGAGTGCTCTGATATACACATGCAAGGTAGCTTGTAGCAAGCATCATTCCCCTGGCACATGAAACACTTTTCACCTGGTTTCATAACCTTGAGCATTGTTAGTTGTTTGACCCTTTAACGGAACACATACTCGCTCTCATTGTTGTTTATGTGTTACACTATGGCATCATCCATAGATTAGTCAAAAGACATTTCCTCTAAACGGGCTTCAGCTTATTCTCTCAAATCATTAAGCATATTTGCATGCTCTCTGACATTGCGGTTGACTATGTCTAATTTGTTTTCCTCATAATTCAACTAATGTCCAGTATCATTGAGCTATCTCACTTCGGCTATGGAATCATCTAATAATTGCTCTCCTTAAGAGATGATTGACTGAGATAACTCGGCTGGTTAATCAGCCTGCTCCTATTACAATTACTCTGCTCTTTATACGGCATTTGCAACATTCTGTTACACTTGTTGTTGGATCCTCCTCTGCTGTTGTTATGCTGCTTAGTTGACATTCTGAACTTAAGCTACTTGGGGAATTTGCACTTATGGTTGTTACTGCAATCTTTGTTGCGTCCAAATCAATCTTATGTTATTGATTGTGGCATGCAATGCATCACCTCCTTCGTATACATCAGTAACCTATCCACAGTCATACTCAGCTCTATCTTTGTGGTCCCAATTGGGTATGTTATATTGCATTTTGATGTACAATTTGATGTAACTAAATTTGGTATGGTCAGGTGGTGTGAAGAAAAAGTCCTCTGCGTCTTGGACAATATTAGCAATTGTCTTACCCAATTTAGTGGAGAAGGAGTCGAAATATTATGGCTTGAGATTGACTACTGTTTACGTGTAACGTTTGTAATTCTCATACTCCAATACTATCTCATCCACCATATTGACTGCCTAGATTTTCTTGTGTTGTGGTATTCCTAAAGAATCGTCAGTCATAATTTTGCTTCTTGCAATTTCAATTTTACGTTTGGTATCGTAGGTGGATTGTTCTAGGATAGGCCCTATGGCTGCAATCAATAACCCTTTTGTTGGCTCAGTTGTTTAAAACAATGGTAAGCTCTATTGACCTGTTATTAATTGATTAACTACCTGTGTGGCTCTCATATGTGCTACATTAATGTAGTAGTCATCAACAAAGAACTTGTAAGGTCTAATGCCTGGTATTTAAATTTAGACCGCCATGTAGACCTTAATATCATCATTGGTATAGATGTTTTTGAATACGAGATTGTAATCCCTATTCAGTGGTATTCTTAGGCCGTCTTTCATCCAAGGGTACAAATGTTGGAACTTTTCATGACCTCGCACTGTCATTTCCATCTCGGCGTAATGATCTCGCATGTGTTGCATATGTTTGCGGACATTGGTAAATGAGATGTGGCTTATTTCTCCAGAATAACGTGATGCATCAGTATTTTCAAACTGATGACATATCATGAACATTTTGGCATCAGGGTGTATAGGACGACAGACTAGATCCAAAGCTTTGAAGTAGTATATGCTGTGAGTAAACACTATGGATCTGAAATACTCAATTGTGTCAACATGTGACATCCTGTGGAAAAGGTCGTGTTTACAATTACATTCTTACCATTTGTGTCTGCACATACTATGGTAACCACAAGCGAGTTAAATAACACCATCTACATTAACTGGTAATAGATAAGGCATGACTTGTTATGCTGCACATTGTCCACTGCACACATAATACCATCTCGACAAGGAAATGAAATGGGACTCGATTTTGATGTAGTGTATGTTGTCTGTGCCTAGTATGATTGGTGATAACATGTGACAGCGAGCCGGTCTTGCCAACTCACGCGTCATTGTGGACCCAACAGATATGTATTCTGTGATCTAGGATACCAGATCATTTTCAATACCTCTCCTAAAATTTGCCAACATATCATGCTAGTTAGCATACTGAGTGTTGATGTTCCTTTGTCTTCTGGGGTTTGGTACAAAATCAAAGTGGTTGGCTAAGTTGATGTGTTCTGTATCCGTGACTCTTCTTCTGATTCCGAGTGGATTAAATGCGAAGGTTATTTCTGGTGTTGCTCGGTAATTTAGGTAGCGTTATGCTAACATCATGATGTCATTAAATCCGAGTCTCAGTTGAGGGAACTTATTGTGTACTGAAGTTGGTGTGTTCCAGTGGTCCAAAAAAGGTTGTATTGCCAAACCTTGTGGTAACAATTAATCTACATCAACTTGAGGCATATTATCATTATCTAGAACAAATCTATTACGATTAAAATCATACACAACGTGATCTACATGATCAACACCAATGAATTTAAGGTATGAACCTTGGAAGAACTCAGGGATAGTCTCAGATTCCACAGCATGTAACAGGCTATCTAAGTTCGTCCAATTGACAAGTCTTGGTACAAAGTCCACTTTGATGTTTTTTTCTCTAAGGAAGTTGATTAGTTCAGGGCTATAAACCTGGAATAAGGCTCCAAATTCATTAACAAAATCAACTAAATCCTGGCCGTGGATCTATCTCTATACTATTTCAAGTAAACAATGTCCGATAGATCGCTCAGGAATCAATATGTTTCCACTGGTCATTACTTCCAGTGCTAAATGGAGATGATTCCAATCACTAAACTGAATGTTAGCAATTTCATCTTTTGCTCTCTGATAACCGTTTCCGGTAAAAGAATTGATAACTTAAACTA